CGTTGATTGTCATGTCAGCGACGAAGTACTGTTCATCGTGCTGGGTAGCTATTAGCGCCTCTGCGATGGCCGATGCCATTTCTGCAGTAGTGTCAATTGTTGCGCCGGCAGTAATGGTACAGGTTTTATTGTCGACAGTTACTGACACCGTATCTGTGCTGGCCGTAACAGTACCAGTAATAGTTATGGTATCGTTCTGTTCGACTGCCTGGGCACACCCTATGTTTCGTTTGGTAGCCATCGCCGCTTTCTCTTATGCAAATAAAGGTCCGTAGTTTTTTTCTGTTAGGTGCTCGTAAGTTATCGTTGCAACATGCGTGCCGCCTTTGTCACCGTCCAGTTTTAAATTGATCGGCTCTGACATAGGATTTTCGTCTAGATCTATAGCGGTTTTAAACCCAGCAGGAAGAGGGTCTGGCTGGGCTGCTGGAACTGCTGGCTGCCAATATTCATAACCAACATTATCAATAATTAGATCCGTCGTCTTCTTCACTTCGACGCGCGTCTGCCCTATCCAATACTCGAACTCACCTTCAAATTGTTGACCGAGTGATTCGGTAACTAGATACTTAAGGCGGTGCGGGTCATACCCTAGAACCTCATCGCTATTTGTGGTTCTCTGGTAGGTTTGATTTAGTGTGTCAATTGCGCCTAGTGTTGCGTAGTTCTTAGTCCAAACTAGTACCGCGTTATATTCCGTGTCCACTTTCGGGCTGTCCTCACGCTTCCCGGCCGCGTTGACTATCGGTCCAAGCACGCCAGCGCCCCTGCTGCCGCCGTCGCCATCGCCATGTGGCAACACCTGGACATTGCGCGCCGCGTCAATCACATATTCGCTAGCAATATACTCTATGTTGCGCTGTCCCGGCCGTAGTGTCGGGTTGGGGTCTTGGTTGAAAGGCTCTTGGGCATTCGGCTCTGGTACTGCATACGTTACGTCATAGTAGTAGACAGCCCGCGTTTCGTTAGTTGGTGTCGCTGCAATCGACGAAACAAAGATATTGCTACGCCCTGGGTAGACTGCCCTCAACCTAGGAACAGCATCTGGTGTAGTGCTGAATAGTTGTGCTATTGCTAGGGCTGTATAGGGGTTGGTTGGTCTAGTATCAAATTCAACTAGATACCGAAGAGTGAAACGGTCCTGCCCCCCTTTATCGAAGGTAGAAGTCGTTAAGCTGACTAGATTTGAGGTAGTTGCCATATCTATAGGTTGGCTGGCAAAAGGACAATGGGTGACTTAACTAGTTGATCTTTAATGTCCGTTAGTGTTTTATTTCTTGCCACATCTAGTTTTTTCCGCTCACCCTGATTGCGAATAGCCGCCCGCTGCCTGAATGAATCTGCTGACCCTGATTCAGCAAAACTCAATTGGTTAGCCACTGGCGAAAGCTTATTACCGCCACGGCTAGCGCGCTCTGCTTTTGATACTGCAAGTAGCAAATTCCGCTGCAGCCCAAATAGGCCAACGTTCGCCCGGCCCAGTGCGGCAGATGCGCTACCGCGTACATTGCGAGCACCCCTACGTAAGCTATCGAAAATACTTGCAGCTAGCTTCTGCTGCGCTTGCCCCCGCTCTATACCTGCAGTTAAAGCATCAACAAGAGCAGTTCCGATCTTTGGGGCATTAGCTAGGAATTCCTTGGTTTGAAACAGCGCAATGGATTCTGGGGTTTTAAACTGGGCATTCCTTGAAGACGACTTGGTTCGTCGCGGCCCGGTATCTGTTAGAAAGTTTTTAGACAGGGGTTTAAAGGGATGATCGGGGCCGATCAGGCCATAGCCTTTTACTGCTTCTGCGAAGCCCTTATTAAACCGATCGGCTAAGCCGCCCTCTATCGTCTTGAATCCAAGGAATGATTCATCCTGGCCTACATTCTTACCCTCAAAGAACCCGACTATAGTTGCGGCATCATCAGCAATACGTGCCAATGCGTTAACAACTGGTGCCATAGTATCACCTAACTCCGCAAAGGAAGCGCTTAAATTATTTAGCGACTTTTCCAAAGGCGTCAACATCTTGTCGGCTACTTCGGCAGTCGTCCCGCCAGCGCTGCGAAGCGCCTTTTCATATTCGCGGATTTTGTCGCTTACGCCAACTAGCATCGCAACGAATGCTACCGACTTATCAGAAAAGCCCAGCCCAAGTAAGAAGTTCTTCTTAGCTTTATCACTCAAGCCTTCCATGCGGTTCTCTAGATCACTAATAATATCGGCCATGTTTCGCATCTCACCACTGGCATCAAATACGCGAACTCTTGCCTTTGCGAATTCATCCGAGAACCTTATTGCCTTTGTCTGCAAGTCCCTAAGTACAATTGAAAATCCCGTACCCGCTTCTGCGCCTTTTTTACCTTGATCCGCGTATGCTGCTAAAACTGCAACCCCTTCCTCGATATCTTTGCCGACCAACCTAAGCGCAGCACCCGCCTTGTTTGTTAGCGATTCAGAAAACTGCTGTACTGAAGCATTCGCAAGCGTATTGGCTTTCACTAGAACATCCGACACGCTTATCATGTTCTGCATATTAGCTACGGTGTTCTTTACCGTAAGCCCCAGAGCTGACTGTGCATCAGTTAGCAGGTCGGTAGCTGTTGCCAAATCAAAATTACCAGCCTGTGCGAACCTGGCCACCAACGGCAATGCTTTTAAAGACTGCGCCGCATCTAAACCAGCGGATGCCAGAAAGAAGTAAGCGTCTGCGGATTGATTTGCTGATGCGTTGGTAACCCTAGAGACTTCAATAGCCGCGTCTTTCATATCCTTACGCATAGAGTCCGCGACGTTCCCCATGATCGCGAGCGAACGATTCATTGACCGATTCAGGCTTTCAAAAGACATTGCGGCCTTGCCAATAACGGCAGTGACACCAGCAGCTCCGCCTAAAACGCCGAGCAGCTTCGTCGTCTGCCCGACAAACCCCTTAATGATCCCGCGCGATTTCTTCACGTCACGGTTCAGCTTGCCCGTATCCATAGACACACCAAACCGCAAGCCGCCAATGAATTTACCTATCGCCATTACACGCCAAACCCTTCAATCGCATCAGCCGCCACGCATTGCAATACTATCTCTTTTTCTGCTGGGGACTCACCTGGCCTACTCCACGCAGGAATAAAGATATCATCATCTAGATACTCTTCTTTTTTCATCGCCTTATCCCGAGGCGTCGTTTCCCTGATGGTGTTAATCAGTGCGGCAGTTGTTCTACTGCTGCGCCGCCAATCATCCCCCCACGGTCGCAGCCGGTAATAGGCGAACCAGCCATCGAATTGTTCAGGAGTCATAACGGCTAGCATCTCATCAACGTCTAGCCGCCCCTCTGGATGTGTTCGCGACAACAAGTAAGCAAACTGCCGCCTGTCGTCGCCCTTTAGTTTTTTTCTGCATCCTCTTCATCGATGTCTGTAAACCTGCAATGATCCATACAGGCAGCCGTCAGCGACACTACGAATCCGGCGTCGAGATCCCTAATCTGGTCAACATCCTCGTCGGTAAAGATGGGCTCATGCGTTGTTGAGTCTACGCAAGTCTTGACTATCATTCGCACGTTCGCAGTATCACGATTCGCCTTCTGACGATTGTCTGAATTAAACCGGCCCATTTCGCGCTCAGTCCATGACGCCAGGCAAATAGTCTTACCGTCGATCGTTACGTCGTGATATCTGCGCACGTTGGTCGACGCAAATATCTCGCTACGGCTAGCGTGGCCGTTAGTATTACTCATCCCAATCATCCTCGCTGGTTGTATCTTCGTAATGGCCTGCCGGCGTGCCGTCCGGCATTACAATGGTTGTGGGTGCTTTCTTTTTAAGATCGCCTTTTACGTATGCCTTGATCAGCTTCGGGTTAGGTACGCTGGCTATTCTCTTCGATATCGAGCACCCGCCCTGTTCCAGCCGTAGCCGCTCCACTTCCTTGCGTAACGGCTCTCTTTCGTCTGCGGGCAAATATCTAATCAGCACAACAGTTGCGTTGTCAAACCGGGCCACATAGCCCAACTTGCTACGGTTGCCTTCACGGGACGCATAAATAACATCTAGCGGCTCGGTAGCGGGTATACCCCTGCGGTTACCGGTGAGCTGACGAATGCTAATTTCTATCCCGTGTAGCACTAGGCTGTCTCTGCAATGGTTGGCCAGTCGTCCCACTGCGTTGTTATTGACGCAACTAGGAGCTGGTCCGTCGTGATCTCTTCCATTGCGAACCCCGTAACATGACCACTACCAGCAAAATTCGCGTCACCGCTACCGACTAGATCAAGCGTAATAACACCTGACGCTGGCACAGCGCCGGCATCGAATAGCACGTCGATTAAGCCGCCGTCCTCGCTAGTAAGCATTTCCGATGGATCGACTAAGTAGGTGCTAGTCATCGGCCCAAGTTCGTACAGGTCGCCGCCTATTTTGGTACGTGTTCCCTTTGTCGCCAAATGACTGGTATCTAATGACGGTCGACTTAGATCGAAGCCGCCATACGATGTGTAATCCGGTGTGAAAGCAGCACTCGCCGCTAGAACTAACGTTGCGCCATGGCCAGATTCAAAAGCCATAATAAAGGTTCCTTATACGAAGGTAGGAATTGTAGAAGTAACAAACATCGCGAAATCCATCTGATAGCGGTGTATCCAGCGATCACTCTTATCTGATGGCCGTTCTGTTTGTTGACCAGCACTGATAATGCGGCAGCTCTGTATGCGTACCGGCGTAGTGGTGCCTACGTTGCCCCTGTAGCCCGATAGCGCAGTTCGCACCAACTCAGCTATCGTAAACGCCGATCGTGGCGAGGCGGCGTAACAATCTATCTGAATGATTTGATCGTCTACGCCGGCCTCTAGGTCGATTGTATAAGTGGGTATGCGTGAGATCTGCCGGACAATTAACATCTCTCCACGCGTCCCCTGCAGTGCTCTGCCGGGATAGATACGGCCTGACACGCGATCACGTATGTCAGTGTCGTCGCGCAAGAACTCGGTTAGCTGATGCTCGATCATTGGGCCATTTCGATGATTATTCTTTTTAAATCTGTGATGAGTAGATTTCTTATGCGGGTTGCGTTGGTGTATCCAGCAGGCCGTAGGAATGGATCGGCTTCTTGAAACTTCGTTCCGAATTCCACAAATCCCGAATAATACTGATCGCCTTTAAAGAAGCCCTCGCCGGCCGTTACATTGATACCGACTCGCGTCCTGCTGCGTCTCATCGCTTTGGCTTTTATTGATCTGCGTAAGTCGCTGGTATCCTCAGGCACCATCGCCCTGGCATCTGGTATTATGATGGATCTGGCGGCGGTTCGTAGTG